GTATAATAATTAGAAAGTTTAATTTTACCAGGATTACTTAATACTACAAAATATACCTCGTTATTTTGTAACCCTCCTATTGCACTATTTCCATTGGAATAATAAACAACTTTATCTCCAGTTTTTAGTGATTCTGTATTCGCAACTATTTCATTTGTTGTTATAGAAACTAGAGATGAATCTATATCAATAAGTTCAGTAGTTATCTTTCTAATTATTGGGTCATATCTAAACTTAATAGTTTGAGAGATTTCTGGAATTAAGTTTAACGAAACTATATCATTTCCCAATAAACCATGCTTCTCACTTGTAGTAATGGTTATTGAATAATTTTCTACTTTTCCAAAAATCTCAGTAAATTGAGTAGTGAATGAATGTGCTACTCCAACTCCAGATACGGAGGAATCAAAATATAATGATGCCAAAGTTGAACCTATTCCTACAGAAGTTGTAAATCCTAAAGTAGAAATTCCTAAGAAATCCTTTCCATAGTTTACTGCATATACTGTCTGGCCAGTACTTAATTGGAAATTAGATCCACCAAGAGAATTAGATACAAATAAATTAGTACCATCAACACCAGAATTATAGGTTAATGGTTGGCCAGTAAAAAATGAATGATTTGGAATATAAATTGATCTCTCAGGAATTGTAATAACATCATTATTTCCTAATAAGTATGTATTTCCAAATCCTACTACTTCTTCAGCATTAAAATATACAGTCTTATTTGATACTGATACTAAATTATATCCATTTTCTTTGAAAGTAAACTTTCTCGGTAGAAGTTTAACCAAACTCACTCCAGAAGTATGAATTCCTGGATTTGAAAGTCTTTGAACCCTAAACGCTGATTTTGATGGAATAATTTCAATAATTTTTAGAATTTCCTGATCAATTTTTATAAAGTCATCAACTTCAAAATTTACAATATCATTAACATATATTGTGGTTATATTACCTGTAGCACCAATATTTAAAATATTAGTAGTTATTCCTACGATTTTTTCAAATACTGTTATTTTTTTAGTCCCTTCTATAAATTTAAATTTATTTGAAGAGATATTAGTTATAGAAACTGTTTCTTGATTTTGAATATTAATTGGAACTTTTGAAATCCCAGTTATAGTATTTCCAGTTTTTTCAAATACTACTGAATTTAATGTTGTTATACCAACATTAAATGCATCTATAGGTTTACCTTGTATCTCCGATATTGATGCATATATTCCAGTCCCTCCTGTATTCTCATTGTTAAAATCTAAAATATCTCCAACTTTGTAATTATCTCCAGAGTCATATATTGATATACTATCAATTCCAGAGTTAGATAAGGATTTAATAATAAATTCTTGTTTAAATTTATCTTGAACTTTATCTAATGCGTCATAATACGATGTAGTGGAGTTCAAATAATAAGGAGATATATTTCTTACTAAACTATTAAAAGCTGTAGGATGATCTTGATTATATCTTGGGTTATAATTTTCTAATTCCGGATGATTTTTAAATTCTGTAGATGCAATATATGGATAAACTGGGATAGAATTCCTATCAGTATCAATATCTATAGTGTAAAAATAAGCATAAGTTCCCTGTGGAAATTCGTCTGTTATTACAAACTTACCATTATATTCATCTAAATCTCCCAATTCTCTATCAAATGAATAGTCTTGAATAAAGAATCCATCAGGAAAATCTACGCCAGAAGGTCTAAGATTAGAGTTTAGTTCAATAGATGTTCTATAACTACTTCTTACTCTTGTAATCGTGTTATTAATGTTATAATATGGTCCATAGATTGGAAATCCATCATAAGCCCAACCAATTATTGGCGATACAATATTAGAAGTTTGTTCTCTATTTGATGAATCAATATTATCACTTAATTTTTTTCTGAAAACTTTTGGTGGATAGAAATGTATAAACTGCAATCCAGTTTGCTGATTTTTACTTGGTACTAAAATACCTTCATCTTCATTTTGAAGTAAAAATTCATTTTTCTTAACTTGATTTAACTTCCATTGAAATACATTAACATCAAATTTTACTCCACTTCCCCTCTCAATAACATCTATAGTTGTAGTATTATCATATCCAATTCCAGAATTTAAAATTATTACAGATTTTATACGACCATCTTCAATTACTGGATATAATTCTGCAAACTTACCCTTACCACGTATTATCAAATCTACATCATTACCATAACCTCTACCATAATTTAATACCTGTACGTCTATTATTTTACCATCAATTATAATAGGTTTGAATAATGCCTGAGTAGTTATAGTTCCTACATTAAGAAGAGGCTTTCTATGAAAGTTAATGATATCTGGAGTTCCATATTTTTCCCCATGATTTTCTAAAAATACACTATCAATACTACCTAAAACTATTGGCTCTAATATTGGCAACTGGAGTTCTCCATTTGCTACTTCTGGATCAGCCTCAACAATTAACTCTATTGGTGGGTAAGAGAATGTATGAGTTCCAGAACCAGTTGATTTTAATCTAACAACTTTATTTTTTATAAAATTATCTTCGCTTATATTATTTCCTAATCCAGCATAAGATAATTTAAATCTATCTTCATCCACAAATTTAACATAATACTTACTTTCTGTGGATAGTCCAGTTATTGTTGTTCCAGTAGTAGAATATACTACTAAATCTTTATCATTAAAATTATGATTTTTTGCAAATATTGTATCATTTACAATATCAATTCCATTTTGTCTACTTAAGTTATCTGTTTGACCAGGTACAACTACTTTTTTATTAGAATAATTTTCTCCAGAATTTTCTATAGAAACATCAACAAGAACATTTCTACTTTGTAAAGTTCTAAAATAGTGGAATCCAGAACTTGGTGATGTAGTTAAATTAATTTCATTTACTTTATTTGCAGCATCTTCTGGAGTTCTGTATAATTTGATTATAGTATCTGAAATTACTCCAGCAAAATAAAATGAATTCGATGGTAATTTACGTATTTCACTACCAATGACTGTTTCTACTCCATTAATTACCGTTATAATTGGTCCTGAATATTCAATTTCTCTATTTCCATTAGAAATATACTCAATCTCCTCACCGTCTTCGAAATTATGAGGAAATATGAAATTAATACTATTATTTGTTGGATTTACTCCAGTACCATCTCCTCTAAATCCTGCCTCAGCTCTTGTTTTTATAACGTTTGGTTTCAATAATGCTCCAGTACCATTTCCACCTACTATAGATACTTTTACATTATTAGTATATCCATTACCAGGATTTAATATTTTAATAGATTTTACAGAACCTTTTACATTCAAATGGGCAGTAGCTCCAAAACCAATAGAATCTTCTATTACTAGCTTTGGAGTGTTTATAACATCATAATCTTTACCTGCTGCTATAACTTTGATGTTATCTAATTTACCATAATATATATTTTCATCATATACAGTTGGTGAGTATATCTCTACACCATTTAATAGAACGCCAATAGGTCTATTATTTGTAGTTCTATCTCTAATATCATCTATATTATAATCAGATTTATTTAAATTAAATTTTCTTAATATTTTTTGATGTTCTATAATTTTATTTTCATAATCTAATTTTACGAATTCTCCAGTTGCACCGTAGGATACATTTATGAATTTTCTACTAAACAAATCATTATAACTATAAGCCAAAGAAATTTGTTGACTATCTACATAGTTTCCAACAGAATAGACAAAATATGATCCAGTTACTATACCTAAATTCCCAGATGGAGTTAGATATATTTTTTCCCCAGTATAAAATTTATGTTTTTTATTTGTGTTTATAGTAGTAGTTACACCTATACCTAAAGTAGGATTTGGATTTGGAGGGGTAGATATTAAAATCTTTCTATCATCTGCTACTACTCTATAGTCTGGAAGTCCAGAAGAGGTGATATAAAAATTTTCTTTAGTTTTATCAATATATGTATTTTGTATGTTTGATACTAAATCATTTACTTCAGGATAGTTTAAAACATTGGATTTAGTTATGATTTTACTTAATACTGTCTTATTGGAAAGAGACCCTCCAGAAGTAACTTCAATAATTTTATCTGATACTATACGTCTAACTGAAACTTGTTGAGAGATATCATCAACATAATCTGGATTTGTTAATTTTAAAATTTCACCAATATTGAAAGTAACGCTATCAAAAAGTTCAACTCTCCAAGTAGTTGGTTCTGAAGTTTGATTTAATGAGCTTATTAAGTGATTTGATGGAATATTGTATATCCATTTAGAAAATTCTGACCTATCATTTAATTCTAATCCAAAAGATGATAGATTAATTTTATCTCCAACTCTTAATCCTGAAGTATTTGAATAATCTACAGAATTAATTACATTTATAATTCTAAAATATACAGTCTCTCCATCAATTTCACAATATGCAAAATTATTCTCAATAATACTATCATTTACTGAATAATCAACTATGTTGCCGGTTACTCCTAGAAATTGATTTGTAGTTTTTTCTGTATAGTTTATTATAAATGGATTTGGAGCGTTAACACTTTGTACTAATAGTTGACCACTATTTGGAAATCCAATTGTACTATCAACGATAATAGAATCACTATTTACCGAAGTTGATTCAATTACTTTAGTTTTATTTGTTGTTTTAAACTTCAACAATATTGAATCTGGATCTAAAGAAATTTCGTATAAAATCTTATCGTCAACTGGACGTACTTCAATATTAAAGATTGAACCACTTGCTGTTGCTAAACCATCACTAGTTTTTTGGAAAAATGTTTCCCCTTTTAGAATTAAAGGATCAATATCTCCCAAAACTCTTTCAACTAATATGTTTTTTGTAATAAAATATTTGTTATCAGATGGCCTCAACATATAATCTTGAGGCTTAATTATTTCAATTTCTTTTCCAAATAAAACTTTAAATAGTAATTTATATGATGTATCTGTACCTTTAGTTGTGTAAAAATCCTTAGCTCTTGTTAGAATATTTTGTAGCTCTATTCCATCAAAGAATTTTCTATTTTCAAATCCTGGTAAAAACTGGTATTTGAATTTTGTAAATATTTCACCAAAGAACTTTACATTAAGATTTTCTACTGAATTTGGACGTTCTTCACCATTTACTATTATAGTTCTGGAATGATCTTCAGCATTTGTTGTTAAAAATTCAAAATCACCATAAAAATTTTTATTATTAATTTTATCAATTCCACTAAAACCTCTAATACAACCTTCAAATGTATTATTAGTCTTTGATGTATATGTAATTATCTCATTATCTATTTTTAATAAACCATATTTACTTGGAAATCCTATAGTATGATTTACTGTAATTACACTATCGAATGACCTTATGTCTTGAACTAAAATACAAGGAATTTGTTCAGTAAAGAAAGTTTCTTTATTAAAATTATCAATTTCTTTATACTCAATAAAATTATTAGCTAAATCTATAGTTCCAGTTTGATGCTCTAGTGAAATATAATATTGCTCTAAAAACTCTTTAAACAGAGGACTATCAGAATTTAGAAACTCTGGAATCTGAGTTTCGATGAAATTTTGAATTTTTACTCTATTGATATCAGTCATTTATCTTGTATAATTTCCGTTATTGTAGCTTGATGTAACTGTATAGTTAGAACCGGAAAGTTCTTCTCCAGAACTTATACTATCTTCTATAATATTTACCATAGAATTTTCAACACTTAAATCTAAATATAAATCTCTTAAAGCTATTACATCATTAGATTCTGGTATTGCTTGAATTTCAATTCCATTAGGTCTTTGTGATGATGTAAATACTGTTGGATTTATGAGTATCTCACCTTTTTTATAGTCTACAGTTCCTGCAGTATTACTAACTATAAATGGAATATTATTTTCTAGTTTAAAGAAGAATATATCTCCCTTCTCATCATTAATGGGAATATCACTCATATATAAAATTCCATTTACATCTTTAATGGTAAACCCTGTAGATTTTATATTATAACCTTTATTGTCTATAAAGTTTCTTTTTTTAATATGGAATTCATTCCCAAAACAAATTTCATATGATGCTGATTTATTAAATATTGGTTGCAAATCACGCCTTATTTTAACTTTAGTGATATTTGAAGTAATAGCATTATTTGTTCCATCAATAAGAGAAATTAGTTTACTGTATTTAAATCTTCCAGAAAAATTATTTACCTCAGTGGTATTAGAATATTGCTCTAAAGTATTTAATACTTGATCTCTAATATCTTCTGAGGAAGATGCTAAGCTAGAATTATAGTATACATTAATATCTAATTCTATAAACAAATATTTAAGGTCTACTATTTCAGGCTTTATTCCTGCAATTGAATACTGTTTTAACTTTCTTTTAATATCTTCTTTAGTTATATTAGATATAAATTTACCATTTTTTGGTTTTATTGATATAAAAACCTTTCCATACTCAGGAGGGTCAACTTCCTCTCCACCATAAGCAGTGACGCTCTCTACATTTGAGTAAATAAATGGTATCAATCCTTTATAATCATTAGCAGTAACTGCTCTATATTGTGACGAATAAACCCTTGGTGCAAGATATTTAATCGTATCTACTGATTCAATATCATCACCATTTTCAGATTTTTGAACTGTAGTTAATAGAGATATTCCTTTTGTTATAGCAGTACCATTATTATCAGTTAAAGTTCCGGAAAATGTAAAGGTAGATGCACCATTACCATTTTTACCATTAGTTACAATATATGAGATGTTAATTGAACTACCATTAATTGGTTTTTTTCCTAGAGTTCCATCTCCAAATAATATTTGATACTTTTCATCTTCAATTTCTTGAACTAAAAATATTTTTGATTCTTTATTAACTTCAAAAATATTTTTATACAAAGCATATTCTTCATTTGAAGTAGAATATACTCTAACTCTTATAGTATCCGTATCTACTCCTGGGTTTGGAATAATAAACTTTTGATTAGGATTATAATCATTATAAGTATATGATTTAGTTAAATATATTCCCTCATAAATCTCAATATTGTTAAAATAAGCTATTCCATTATTATCTACATTTACAGTAATTGGTTTAGAAATTGAAAAAATATAACTACCACTCTCTAAAGCACCTAATGCAATAACTCCAGGATTTAAAGTTACAGTTCTAGAATTAAATCCTGTAGTATCAACTGAAAAACTAACTACTGCCCTAGAAGCTCTTTTAGACCTAGGAACATAACCAATATTTCTAGCTAAAGATACTACATTTTCTCTTAATGTTGCGCTATCTATAAAAGACTCATTTACAGCCATATTAGTATTAAAGGCTGTAATGTATGAGTTATATGCAAGAATATCAATCAATATTGAAAAATTAGAACCTTCAAAATCAAAGTCTGTAAAATTACTATTCGCCCGCAGATAATCTTTTATCTGTGAGCGAATAGAATTAAAATCTAAATTAGTAAATTGACTGAAAGACATTTATATTCTTGCGGGAATAAGAATAAATTCTATAGACTGTTGTGGAAATGGTAGTCCCACAATTTCGTAAGCTATTTTTACATTTAGTTCATATGTATCATCAAGGCTTTCAACAGATACATTAGTTACTAAAATTCTAGGTTCAAAATTTTCAAGTAAAACTTTAATCTCATCTTCTAAAAATGACGTATTTTCACGAAAGTTTAATTCAAAAAGAGATTTTTCTACATTAGTACCAATTAAATTATTAAAAAATTTTTCACCAATGCGAGTACGAACTAAATTAATAACAGACTTTTTAATAGCATCTTCATTACGAATTGCAATGATATCATTAGTCACTGGATTTCTAGTAAAAGATAGACTAATATCTCTAAATGTTCTAGAAATTTGAATAGCCATTAAGCTTATAGTTTATTCCTAATATTTATAGGAGTTTTTGTCCTTTATTTAATTTATAAGTAGGCTCTACTCCATATTCAAAATCATTTTCATCAAAATCTTCATACAATTCTTGTTTCATATGATTAGCTTTGTTTGCTGGATCATACATAACTTCTTGCAGAACATTGGGACTATCATAATCAGTAATTAGTTTGGTAGTCCCCCACATAGACTTCATATAATTTGAGTCCCTATCTGTAATTGATACTGCCATTTTGGTGCTCCTGTTTTAATTAATTAAAACAGAACTTTTATAAGGAGGTTGCTATCTCCTGTAGCTATCTAGTTAACTCTCTCATATTATAGTTTGAAGATTTTAGATATTTTAATAGTTCAATAGCAATTAATTTTGGGTTATTATCTCCACAAGTATAAGCATCAAATGAAATGCAATTATGCTCTGGAAAAGTATGAAGACTTACATGACTTTCTGCTAAACAGAATAGTATCGTTAGCCCTTGTGGGGTAAATTTATAGGTGTAGATATTCAATATTGTCATGTTTACTGAATTTATAGCATCTCGAACCACCTCTAATAGGGGTTCTAATTGATTCAGTAAATTAAAATCTACATTATATACCTCTAAAATGACGTGTCTTCCCATTGAATACTTTTCCAATTACATAAATCTCCTAAAATAACATACCTATTTAATCAAAAAGCCTTTTCTATTATAATCTTTATCCTTAACAAATTTAAATCCTGATAGAATTTTTATAGATTTATCCTTCCAAACAGGTATTGCTATAGTATTTCCCCAACGAAAATCTAAATTTTCTCTAAATTGAACTTCAATTAAATTATTTCCTATAAATTCACAATTAATGACTGGATAATTACCGACTAAATTGTTTAAAATCTCTGGAAATTCAACATTTTTATTAATTTTTACCCAAGAATTCCACATATATGATGGATTTTTTGGATTTTTAAAGCCTTTAACTACTAATTTTGAAGTTTTATTATAAAAATCAATGCTAATATGGTCTCCTGTAAAGATTTCACACCAAAACTCACTAGGATGTAAGTGATCTGTAGATAATTCTAACCATTCTATACGAGAAAAACGTCCCATACCATTAAAATTAATGGCGGGACGCACAATATAATAGTTTGGAATGGGAACATCAACTCCACAAGGACCACAAAGATATCCTAATTTCTTAGAAAGTTGTAGTTTATTATAAACCCAAAGGTCATCTTGATGTATTTGTTCCCATTCACTGTTTGAAATATTATTTTCCTCTTTTGATTTGTCTAATTCTAGCTGATGTAACATTATACTTTAATGCTAACTCTGTTGAGTATAACTTTGAACTTTTAATTTCATTTAAATCTTCAATTTTTATTTTTCTAAATTGATTTCTTCTATTTTTGTTTATAGAATCAATTAAGTTGTCTTTATGGGTTCCCAAAAATAAATGATGTGGATTGAAACATTTTGGATTATCGCACTTATGTAGAACTAGTAGTCCATCAGGAATTGGTTCTGCATTAAATGCTTCCCAAGCTAATCTATGGACCATCATTCTAGTAGTATCATCTAGCCTAATTCGCTTATGTCCTCCTCCGGAAGTATCTTTACCTAGATATTCCCAACAATCTTCATCAGTATTTCCAGATGAATTGATTAACAAACGCTCAAGGACATTTTTTGGGGAAATTCTACCATTTTCTAGTCTTCCATAGTGAATAGTCACTTCCCCTGGCCTTTATAAACCTTCTTAGCTTTATTCCTACTGGTTGCTGCATACTTCGTGTTTCTCCCAGCTCCTTGACGAGTATTTTTAGGAGTACTTTGGATATCAATTTGCTTCTTATTCAAGGCCATAATTTACTTTCTCCAAGATAATTTCTAAAAAACGATAAAGACCTTATAAGATTTTATAAGGTCTAATAAAAGTTAAGAACGTCTTTGATTGTTCTATCAGATTATTCTACCGAATGTTTGATAGAAAGTCAAAGTATTCTCATTTTTTCGTGTCCTACACGACATAGTGGGTCTACCCAAATCTCAAAACCTGCTGCAATTGCGTCCAAACAGAATCCAACGTCCTCTCCACAGAAGTCAACAATTTCTCCATCATTGAATTCTTGAAGTTTAATTGGAAACCAAGGATACTTAATCTCAGGATGTTCAAATACTCCTTTCTTAATCATTGTCCAACCAAATCCAGTATAATCAACTGTAAATGGTTTCTTACGCTTTGTAATAGTATCAAGTTTTTCGTGATTCATTACACCACCATTATTCTTAAACTCATCTCCACTTAGCCAATGAGCACAAGAAGTGGTATTTCCATCTTCTGTAAGATACCATCCAGCAGCAATGTCTTTATCCATCACAATAAGACGATAAAACTGCTCTACACCAAATACAATATCACTATCAATCCATAGTTGATAATCATAATTTAGTTTACCATCCCAAGGCTCTTGGTCTGGTCCTCGTAATACATTTGCTCCTAGGCACTTACATCGAGCAAAATTAACAACTGAACTATAGTCTTGTGAAATTTGAATACTAGCTCCGTGTTGAACTAATTCAAAACATAATTGAACGAAGTTCTTTAGAAATGTAAAAGAACATCCACGACCAGGCAAACAAAATACTATGCTTTTTCCTCTAATCATCTCTCGGGCTTTCTCTACATCAATCTGCCCTGGTTGAACTGTTTCTGGAACCTTAGCTTTTACTGTAAATCCTTTCGGCATTATAACCTCCAAATAAAATTAAAAAAAAATCAAGTCATCAATTAGACCTTGAAGTATCTATTCTACCAAAAAATTAAAAATTTTTCAAGTTATTTTCAGTAATTGTAATATCTTCATCTTTACCTCCATTAAGCCATACTAAAGGACGAAGAGTTTTTAATTCTTTCTCTAAACTATCAAATGATACTTCTTTTAATACTTCTATACCATTAACTGATACATTATAGGTATTCATCTTCCTCTATCTTCCTGAGTAATTCTTGAAGCTCTTCTTTTAATGATTCGGCAATAATTAAATCTTCGTCATTCTCTAATCTAAATTCTAAGGTTTCTATAAGTAAATCTCTCTCAAATTCATCGATACTAATTTTCATTTGTCTTATATGATACTGGTATTTTCTTTTGTTATATAGAATTCTTATGAAAAAGGTTTTGAATTTAAAAATTTTCCCGCGAAATTTTTTTTACCGAAATGCAAATGAATGGGCGTTTAGCCACAGCCTTTTCAAAATATGGGACTCCTAATATTATATACGCCTTTTAGAAACGCTTTAAGAACCTTTAAGAACCTTTAATAACTTAGGGGGGGGGGCAACGGTTTCTATAAGCATCACCCCAAACATAAAATTAACTGCTATTCTTTATACTGCTAATCGTAATTCACGAAGTATATTAACACGAAGTATTCGTGTATAAGAATAAAACAAACCTAAACTATTCTTATACCTAACCCCCCTGGGGTATGAAATAAACGAAGAGTTGTTTATTCTTTACACGAACTGATGACCATAAAGAATAAAACAAACCTAAACTATTCTTATACCTAACCCCCTCCCCGTATGAAATAAACGAAGGGACTGCTATTTTTTACACGAACTGTTTTCCAAGCGATATAACGAACTGTAAGGGAGGTTTATTATACTTAAGGACATAAGCCTTAAGTATAACGAAGTGGCCTTACAGAGGCTTATACACACCGCAGAATGAATGAAACTCATTAGCCCCAAAGTGATTCAAACACATAACCCCCCTGGGGTATGAGTAACTCACGAACTACAAGAACTCATAGACGAAATAAACGAAGTTAGTAGAATTATATCATAAACGAAGTAGAATAGTCAAGTAACTTATTAACGAACTTAATTATTTTTACATACAGCAAAGCCATCATAAGTTTATAACAAAAAAGAAAACTTATGATGGAATAAATATAATGTCTTAGTTACTTCGCAAATAACAAGACATTTGGAGGGGTTAATAACCCCTCCATTTTATTAAAGAGAATAAATAATATTTGCGAAGTAACTAAGGATAAAGTTATGTTAATTAACGTAAGAAGTATTAATGAAGCATTAAATATTTCATCAAGTGATTTTATTGAAGTA